GTTTTGGTTTTGCTGGTGGTGTAGTCTGACGTTTTGGTTTAACTTCAATAATATATCTTTTAATTTTGCCTGTTTTTTCTCTTACTTTAATATAGAAATCTGGAAAGTATCTATGTGCTCTGTTATCAATAGGTGATCTATACCACACATACATTTCTTCACTTCCCCATTCAAGTATATTAGTATTAGAGTCACAATATTGCATAAACTTGCGTTCCCAGAGAGAACGGTATATAATCTTAGTTGGGTCTCCTTTATACTTATAGGGACATAGCGGTTTATACTTTCCTTTATAGGCCATAAATAAATATAATTATCATAGTAAATATTTAGAGTGGCAGAATCGTTAGCTAGAAGAATATCAACAACAGATGTTAAGGCTCTTATTGGAGGACTAGCACAAACAAATCATTATCTGGTTAATTTTTCTTCATTGAGAAAACCAATATATGACTATTTGGCTAGATTTACAGGAAGATCTGATATTAAAACTTTCCTAGGTAGAAAGGCTGGAATTCTTTGTAATGAAGCATCATTACCTACTTCTCGAATGGCATCGGGAGTTGTAAAGGATAGTTTTATGGGTGTTCCCCAAGAGTATGCTCATACTAGATTATATAATGATATAGATTTTACATTCTATGTTGATCAAGATTATACTTTATTGAAAGTATTTGAAGGATGGATGGAATATATATCTAGTGGTGCTAATGCTTGGGTAGGACAAGAGAATAGTTCTTATTATAGAAGGATGAGATATCCTGATAGTTATAAAGTAGACTCAATGTATATTAGAAAATTTGAAAGAGGACATGAAAGTCAACTTAAATATAGATTTATTAATGCTTATCCAAAACAAATTTCACCGCTTACTGTATCTTATGCTCCTGCAGAAGTTCTAAAAGTAAATGTAACCTTTAATTATGACCGCTATGTGGTCTTCTAAATAAAACACTGAATTGCATAGATTATGCCTTTACCAAAAATTAATACCCCAACATATGAGTTGGTATTGCCATCGACTGGAAAAAAAATTAAGTATCGTCCCTTTTTAGTTAGAGAAGAAAAGATTCTAATTATGGCATTAGAATCGGAAGATCTTAATCAAATAACTAATGCTGTTGTACAAATTTTAAATGAATGTATTATTAGTAGAGGTATTAAAGTAGAAAAACTTTCTACATTTGATATTGAGTATTTGTTTTTAAATATTCGTGCTAAGTCTGTAGGAGAATCAGTTGAAGTTAGTATAACTTGTCCTGATGATAATGAAACAACTGTCGAAGTTGAGGTTGATATTGATTCTATTAAAGTTAAAAAGGATAAATCTCATAAAAATACTATACAATTGGATGATAGTCTTTCACTAAAATTGAAATATCCGTCTATGGATCAGTTTATTGAAGCTAATTTCGATAATAATGTAGCTAATGTAGATACTACAATGGGTATGATTGTTTCATGTATAGATATGATTTATAATGAGGAAGAAAGTTGGAGTGCTTCTGAATCAACTACTAAAGAACTTGCTGAGTTTATTGAACAATTAAATACCAAACAGTTTAAGCAAGTAGAATCATTTTTTGCTACAATGCCTAAATTGTCACATACAATTAAAGTGACAAATCCAAATACAAAAGTAGAAAGTGAAGTGACGTTGGAGGGTCTAGCTGCTTTTTTCAGTTAGGTATGGCTCATACAAATCTTGAGTCATACTATAAGATTAATTTTTCGTTGATGCAACACCATAAATACTCTTTAAGTGATGTTGAAAACATGATTCCCTGGGAAAGAGAAATTTATGTCTCTTTATTACAACAGTACATCGAAGAAGAAAATCTAAAGCAACAGCAACGTGGCAACTAACCAAAAGATAAACAAAGATAATCTTAACTCACCTGTAATTAATTTAATGCAGGGAGCTGATGGTGTTTGGGGTGCGCCTGGTGATAAAAAGAAAGGTAAAAAGGTTAAAGTTAAAACTACTAGAATTTCTGTAGATTCAATTAGACCAGCTAAGTCTAGTGAAGATATCAAAATTGGTAAACATTTAGTTCAAACTAATAAAATTCTTCTAGATATACAGAAGCAATTAACAGCAGATTATACAGGTCGTATTAAAGAAAATAATAAAGAATTAGCTGATAGAAAAAAAGCATTATCAAAGCAAAAATTCTTAGAGAAAGAAGATGTTATTGAGAGTGCAAAAGGTATAGGACGGTTTGTTGGTAATACTGCAAAGAAATTAATGAGTCCTTTTGGTGATAAGAAGAAAAATATTTTTCAGAAAATGTTTGAATTACTTGGAATATTATTTAAAGGTGCATTAATTACAACTGCTTTTTCTTGGTTGAGTGATCCAAGAAATAGGCAAATGTTGATGAATGGAATTCAAGGTGTATTTGGTGCAATAGGTGATGTTATAAATTGGATTAAGGCACAACCTTGGGATGAAATTTGGCAAACTATTAAAGGTGTTGGTGAGTTTATAATAAATGCAGCGAAGTTTGCATGGGATGCAATATGGCCAATATTCAATCAAGGAGTACAGAAAGGTTCCCAAGAAGAGAATACTTTGAATGTATTGGAAGATCAATATGGTGGTAATAGAGGTGCAATGATACAGGATTTGAATGAGCAGAGAGAAAATTTAAATCCACTAGAAAAATTGCAAGGTGTTGGTGCAGAAATTGATGAACAGGTACATTTTTTGGAAACAGGGAAAATAAAGGGACATGGTTGGAACGTAGGAATTGGTCATAATTGGATACCTTTTGAATGGACTATGACTGGTCCTGATGCAGATTGGCCAAAATGGAGAGGATGGGGAGAAAGATTAATGGGAGGATCATTCTCATCTGGAAAAACATATCTCGTAGGTGAACGTGGACCAGAACTTGCTCGTTTTCATGGTCATGGTACATTAGAACGTGCTCAAAGAACTGCTCAAATATTAACACCACCAGATAGAGGTAATAGATTTTCTGTAGTACCTCTTCCTGATGAAATTATAACTCAACCTGTAGAGAATAAGATGATGACACAAGCACCAGCTGATAGACTTCTACCTGTTTCATCTGTTAATTCATCTAATCGTTATATGGAATATGTTCCAGAAGTAATGGGGATAAGATAAGATGGTAAAACAAAATATAAATGTTGTAGAAGAATCAGAAAAGTTAAAAATAACTGCTGATGATATGAGGGACTTTTTAAAGTCCAAACGAAAAACCTTATCAACAGGAAAGAAAAAAAGTGTACGATTAGATAAGATTGTTGCTAATAAACGTAAAGCAAGGAGGAAAGAATTTAATTTAGAGAGAAAGAGAATAAGTCAGAAAGGAGCATTTGGAGCTTCTGTAGATAATATTGAAAAAACTGTGAAAAAAGGTCCAATGGGTTTACTTGATAAAGTTATTACTCTTGGTACTATTCTTTTCTGGGGATCAGTTATTACTACTTTACCTAAAATTATACAAATGGTAACTGGATGGATAACACAAGCTAGTCCAGCTATTACAGGAATGAAAGAAACTGTAGTTAATCTTTTCTCAGCAGGAAAAGATGGTGTAGATAAATTGGGTGAATGGACAAACAATATTAAACAATGGGGATCAAATCTAAAACAAGGTTATGATAGTATAATTCCTACATTTAATGAAGCTGCAGAGTTATCTAATCAACAAATTATAGGAAAACCGATTATGGGTGAAGGTGTAGCAGAGAGAATGTTCCCATCATCTGAAAGAGCAGAATCTCAAAAAGGTAGTGATATGATTAATAGTATGTTTGGGCATACTACTAATTCTTCTAACATTTATGATAAATCTAATAATTCATTACAAATACCATTTGATGTTGGACTTGATGCTACTGGTGATAATTGGAAACGAATATCTCCAATTGTAAATGAGTACACATTAGATGATGGTGTTAATCCTTGGGATCAAAATACACACACTATTTTCATGCCACAAAAGGTTATAATAAAGAATTAAATGTCAGTAATAGAATCAGCAAGAGCATCAAATTATGAATTCTTAGGAATTTATAAGGATAATAGATCAAGACCAGTCACTATTGCAGGTAAAACTGTTTCAATGGATTATTATGAGAGTGTATATTCTCCAACAGTAACAGCTATTTTACAAGAAGTTGATACTGGAGGAACTGTTATTAGTAATGATACTGGATTAAAAGGAACTCTTAAAGATGCTTTACCTATTGAAGGGTTTGAGGAATTAGGATTTACTATTCGCAATTCTTCTTCTAGTAGACCATTAAGTTATGGAATAGATCAACCACCATTATTAATTAAAGGAACTCCAAATATACTTGAAGATGGTACATCACAATCTGTACTCTTAAATGCAGCATCAAAGCACGAATTTGATAATGCACAAACTCCTATAAGATCATATTATAGAGGTAGAATAAATGAAACTGTAGATAACTTATTACAAGAGTTAGGTGTTCCACCATCTAGAAGATTTATTGAACCAACTCAGAATAATGAAGCAGTTACTGGTAGATCTAGATCTCCATTTGATATAATTTTAAGTCTATGTAAGAAGGCTATTCCAGTTCAAGGTGATCCTGGATTCTTTTTCTATCAAACACAAGATGGATTTAATTTTAGATCAATTGATTCTCTTATTAAAGAAGGATCATCAAATATAAGAGAGTATGATTGGTATAAAGATACTCATACTTATTCATATAATCCTGGATGGGCATCAGGTAGTAGCGATAAACAGAAAGGTATTAACAACTTTAAAATTTTAGATGTACCTCATATAATAAAAGATCAGGATGTATTAGAATCATTAGAAAATGGAACTTACTCTGTCCGTTTTATAACGACTAATCCATTAACTTTTGAAGTAAAAGAAGAAGTTGTTAATTTATTAAGTAAAACTAATCTTGGTAAACAGCAGATATTTGATTCAAATATAGACTCTAATAAGTTTCATGCTACTTATTCTACTATTCTGGATGTAGGTTCATATGAACCTGGTATTAGTAAAATAGAATTAAATAGTCCTGTTAGATGGGATGCATTAGCAAATATGAGGTATAATTTACTTCATGCTCAACTTATGGAAATACAAGTTCCATCTAATTTAAATTTAAGAGCAGGGGAAGTTGTTAGAGTTAATCTCGCTAATGTTACACTAGAAGATAAGGCATTATCTATGTGGAATCAAAATAGAAGTGGAGATTATCTTATTTTACATCTTTGTCATCATTTTGACCCAGAAAATTCATATACATCTATGACACTTGCTCGTGATACTTATGGTCTATATAAAAGCGTAAATTATTAAATAAATGTCTAAATCCGTAAAAAAATCTGATAATAATACATTTGGAAAAACTCCATTACAATCTTGGATAGGGATTGTTGCACCTTTTTCTGCACAAGAAGATCAGGTTAAAGGTATGGGATGGGGATGGAGATATAAGGTTCGTATTGTTGGAGATCATTCAGATCGTGATGATATACCTGATGAAGAACTTGATTATGCTTATTGTTTATTACCAACTACCGCTGGATCTGGTGGCGGAGGTAAAATAAGAACTGTAAGAATAACTCAGGGTGATATGGTTTATGGTGTATATGGATCTAGTGATAGTACAGGAATACGTTTAATACTTGGTGTTTTTCCAAGAACAGAAGCAATTCAATATGGAAAGTTTGGAAAATTTGATCCTATGAAGGGATGGTATGGAAATATCAAACCATCATTAATAACTGGTGAGAATGAAGTTAATAGTATTGATGCACCTACACCTAATACTGCACCAATACTGAATAAGAAGAGTTTAACTGATAATAAGGATTACTTACAAGCAATAGGAATTTCACCTTATCAACCTAGTTCATCTCAGAATTTATTTCCAACACCACCAAGAACTCCAGCTGATCAATTTTGGAATGGTGGATCTATAACTCGTGGACAATTAAATTATATAAGACAACAGGGTGGATCAGAAGAATATACAGGATGGAATGCTCAAGCATATGGAACTATAGTTGATGATCCTAGTCCAGAAAATATTAAATGGAGACATATTCGTGATGCAGAAAGTCAGGCAATTCTACAAGGTATTATTACTGAGGACGAAAGAACCAGGGAATACGAATAAATAAATTACTGAGGTATATTTCATATGAACTTAGACGAGACACAAATTCATTATTATGGCAATGAAGAACAAGAGAATCTAGTTAACATTGGTGGTGAGGATTATTATGTGCTTGTCCATAGACAAACTGGACAGATTCAAATTTATAATCAAGAATGGGGTATTGGTGGAGTAGGTGATAGACTTGTAGGTACGATTGACTATAATTCATCAACTAACAGTTATGGTGCTGTTCAGTTTAATGATGAGAATGGATTTAGAACTTGGTTAAATGCTAGAGGTTCGGAAATAGATACATTCACTAGACCTACTATGG